CGCTGTCATCGACTTGGTCATCTCTTTAAGAGTAAAGTGTTTACTGAGCTGCATTTAGTTTAATATTAACTTTTTAATTGATAAAGATCCATCTATATTTTCTTCTACTTCAGCTTTAGATTTGATACATTGATGAGTAATATTACCGCCCTTATCTCCACGGTCCGCAATCCTTTTACCTTTTAAACACATAGACATTGAAAATTTTTGTTTTTCAGAATCAAACTGAATTCTATGTTCCTTGATTTCTCCGTTAATAATCATAAGAAGAGCTACGACTTCTAAAATCATTTAATAAGCCTTTCCATTTTCTCGTACCTTATCTTTCAATCCTTCAATATCAGCCAATGCTTTATCTAACTGCTCTTTTAAAAATTCTATGTTTACTTTGTTAGTCATATTCATTTCTTGAGTTTCTTCCATCTTCTCTACAGTTTTGTAAAGATCCTCAATTAAAAAATGTTGCTCTTGGTCTGTAGGAACCTGTTCAGATTTTTTAAGTAAATCATTTTCAAACAACTCACGTGATGTCTCTAATGATACAAGTCTTGAAGTTAACTCTGTGTAAGCAAACACGCCGGCTACAACACCTGCGATTATCATAAACATGTTCTTGACCGGCATGCTTACAGAAGTGTTTTCAGATATTTTCATCTTACAATTTTATCACCCATAAGTTTGATGTTAGGATTTTTTTCTTTGTAATCATCTTTGATTGAATCCCAGTAACTTCCATCAGGTTTAATAATTTTATCATCAGGAATAACTATACCAGAACATTTAGAAACCAAAAGTTTGAAGTTAGGATTTCTGCTTAAAGTGGGGTTTTTATTGACTTTTCCGCACATTTTCATCAACTCTAACTGCTGTTTTAGTTCCATATTTTCTTGTTGAACAGCTTTAAATTCATCAGTGCAGGCTGAACCTAAATAGTGTCTCCAAGTTAATCTTAAGGACCTATCATCAGAAGGACTAGTATAATTATTATCGGAATTAAAATGCCTATAACTGTTTTCTGAATCTCTTTGTTCGACTGATAAGCTGAGATCACCAGTGCTACAAGTATTAGTGCCATTATTAAGATACTCATTTCTAGGATGTGCAGGTTTTATAAAACATAACAACACAAATAAAACAATTAATACACCTGTAAAATAATAATTCATCCTGGCTATCTCCATAATACATCCTAATAATTAATTTCCCGGTTGAGATCTTTGATGTCATAACTGTGTTCTCTAACTTGATCAGCTAATTGTCTATATAAATTTTCTGCCATCTGCCATGTTGCTTCAGCTGATGAGAGTCTTGTGTTTATACCAGTAAGATTTTTTTGTAATTGAGTAACATCTCTTTCAAGATTTGTTAGTCTTCGTTCATTGGAATTAATAGTGTCTGTAAGATTAACAATATAACGTACACCTGTAAATGTCCCGACTAATACGGAAGCTACTACAGGTATCATTACTATATTTTTTTTTAATAAATCTACTAGGTTCATATTGCATCCTTATGTCAACCAACTAATAATTTTCTCCCACCACTTGTTCCCTGGTGCCTGACTCAAACTGCAATCACAGTGAGCACATTTGTTAATACCTTCGTGAACGTGACGTCTTAACATGTGTCCACAAAGATCACACATCTTTGGTAGTGATGGTTGTTTAATCATTTTATTAAAATATTACTGCGCCAAGTACAAAAGATACCACAGCGATTACGATTTCAGTTCTGTTATGTAGTTGCCATAACATAAATTTCTCTAATTTTAAGATTGATTGTTGCTTAATCACTTCTTTGTATTTACTTATCATCATCATCCTCCAAGTTTCTCAGCTTATAATCGTAGCTACCTTCTTCATGTTCATCGGTAATCCACTTAGCTGAATTTTCTACGGAGTATATTTTACTCGTAACTAGTCTATTGATCAAGGTTTTATTTAGGTCTGTACCCATTGAAGCATCAAACATTTTTAACCTATTATTAGGCTGTATTGCGTAGTTTCCATCTTCTAATTCAAGAACATGGCCACACTTATGTTGATCAGGTTTTTCTGCATAACCGAAATTTAATTCGTTAAAGTCCCCTGCACACCAATCTATTGTAAATAAATACTTACCTTTACGTTTTACCTTACGTCTAGATATGTATTGCATAGTAGAACCAGCTAATTCATAAAAAGTTGTAACACTTACATTATAACTAAAACTGTCCCACATAACTATTTCGTCAAGTGGTAATTCTTTTACACCAGGTTTTTTACAAAAAGCTGATATAGGTGCTCGCCACCATATACCACCATCTTCCATTAAGAAATGAAACATAGGAACTCTGTTTGGAATAGAACTAAAACCAAATATTGAACAGTCAAAATATTTATCGTGTGAATCTTTTTGATCTCTTAAAAAATTACCTCTTACGTAACACTCTATTACTGGTATGTTTGCATTTAGATAAGCCATAATTATTTCATTTCTCCATTTTTGTAATTACAAGAGCTATCAAATAATTTATAATTACAGGTCAACTCTTCTCCAATGTTTATATCTCTTAATGCATACCCTTCATTGTCAATGTTAGGGCTATCACTATGATTTATATAGTTTGTATTTCCTAGCTCTAACACTAATAGATTAGAATCTAAATCATAATTATATGCATGGTTGTTAAAATGTTTTTGTATAGAGTATTCTAAATTTTTTAAGTTATCTTTTTCAACTATACAATCAAGTCCAGGGATAATTTTAGATATTAAAATTTTTTCTTTTATAAACTCATCGGCAAACACACCTATTCCATGTATTTTACTTTTATCTAAATATGTATTGACTATTAACATTATTCCTCTTTTATGTTACCCCAATTTGGTCCTGATTCATAGTCAACCTTATTAGGAATTTGTAGTTTAACTGCCGTCTCCATTATTTTTATAATGTCCTTAGAGTTATCATTTTCTCCAAGAGGAATAGATATATCAAGCTCATCGTGTATCTGTATATGCGGTGTGATGCCTTCTTTATAGAGTTCTAACATAGCTTTTTTTGTCATGTCAGCAGCACTACCTTGAATTAGTTTGTTTAATGCTTTGTAAGTAAAAGCTCTACGATGACCATTTTCATGCCAATAGTTTGTTTTAGGATTACCATCTTTGTCTTTAATAATATTTCCTTCGTCATCTAATTCATGTGGCCCCATTGCTTGAAGTTCTAACATTCTTTCATGATCTTGTGCAGGGACAAATGTACCCCAACTACTACCTTTAAGTATTGGTTCGTATTTTGGAAATCTACATTTTCTATTTAAGATAGTTTTAATTCTACCTTGATCTTGAGCAGCACTCATTAATTGATTTGTTAATTGTTTTACAAACGGAACTTTACCATGATAGGTATCAAATAACTCTTTTGCTTTGTCTTTAGATACACCAAGCTCTGCTTCTAGTTTAGCTTTACCCATTCCATAAAACAAACCAAGGTTAATTACTTTAGCTTGACTTCTTGGAATCTTTGCCATGTCTGCAACAGTTTGGTGAAAGTCTGCTTTAGGATCATTATCATATGCATCAGCAATTTTATTAACAGAAGCTAATCCAAATCTTAATGCATACTCTGTAACTAATCTTGGTTCCTGTTGCGAGTAGTCAAAGGTACCCCACTTGCAACCTTCTTCAGGTAAAAATAAACTTCTTATCAAAGGTCCTGTTTTTGGATCCTTAGCTGGAATCTGTTGTAGGTTAGGATTAGAATAACTAAATCTACCTGTAACGGTACCTCCATCATCAGATCTAATTTGATTTATCTCTGCATGAATTCTACCATTATGTTCGTGTCTTAAAATTGTATCAATGAATGTTGTATTAACCTTGTTTATTTTTCTAGCTTCTGCTATCATTTTAATTACAGGATGCTCATGATTAGAAAGGAAATTTTTTGTAAATGAAGGTGCACCAGTTTTTACTGTTTTTTCAAAAGGTAGTTTCAAATGTTCAAAGACTTTTTGAATACTACGTGCAGCCCATATTTGAGTTTCTACTCCTGTCTCTATTTTTACTTGGTGGATTAATCTTTCTTCTTGTGTTGTTAATTCCTTTTTTAATTGATTGGCTCTTGTCACGTCTACCCTCACCCCTAGGAAACGCATATCAACTAAGCAAGGAAAAAGATCAGTCTCTAAATTAAATATATCTTCACAGTCTTCTTCTATTAATAATTTTTTTACATATTGCCAAAGTTTAAAAGTTAGTTCAGCATCTTTTTCAGCATAAGCTCCTACTTCACTTGCAGGTAATTTCCACATCTCTGCTTTTGGATCAAGTCCTCTAGATTTAGCTGCTTCATTTAAAGCTTTTTCATTCTTACCTTCGTTTAAATAAAACCATGACAATGCATTTAATGTATATGCAAATCTATTCTCATCTAAAACTGAACATGCAATCATAGTATCTACGATTAAACCATTGATTTTTATACCTAAATTACGTATCCAACATACGTCATACATTGCATTATGAAATATTTTTGTAGCTGGACATTCACAAATATCTTTAAACCATTCTAAAGTTTTAGCTCTATTCATGTTAGGTCCTTCACCATGTGCTATGGGAAAATACCATTTGTCATTAAACGTAGCAACAGCAATACCAACAACTTCACCTACACCTGTAACTGCACCAGATCCTTTTGATTTTAAATTAGGATCACGTGTTTCTAAGTCAATTGATATCTCATCATAACTTCTTAGATCAGGATATTCTGTAGGCTGCACCCATTCTGTTTGTGTTAGGTATTTAGGTATCTTCATTTTTTCTTTTTGTCTTTCATTGTTTTAATTTCTAATTGACAGTAATGAATTATCTTTTCTAAATCTTGTATTCCCGCTTTGTTTAAATAACGACAAACATATTTTACAACACATCCTTGAAAGAAAGATAAACCATTCTTTGAAATAAATTCATAGGGTTGAATGGTAAAGTCTTTGTAGTGGGATCCTCCAATTTGCTTGTCTTGTGGAAATATATTATCCCAATCATCTTTATGCGTCATAGTTTGCTTCTCTTTTTTCATATAATTTTTTTAAATTTTTTAAAAACCCTTCTTCCCACACCCAGAATCTATAAGTGTATGATTCCATATTACCTGGCACACCAACCCAAGTAACGTGTCGATCTTTTTTAAGCCATGATCTAGGCACCCACATTTCAACAGGATCCAAAAACTTTTTAAATTTTTTGTACACTTTATTATATTTTGTACTTTTAACTTTATTTACTTTTATCAAAACAGCTTTCGGTGTTTTTCTTAATACATCAAATTCAATTTGTCTGTGAAAAAATGTACTCATAGCGGATACTCCTTTATTTTCTTTTTAGCTTTCAGT